GATTCAGTCTCACGAACCCGACAACCTGCTTGCGGGTCAAAGGCTCGGCCACATCGAACGCCGGCGACACGTCACGACCCGCCACGGCAGCGGCCATCATGGCGCCGTCGACCAGGTACTGAACATCGTTGCCCTGCGAATCGGTGATGGTCGTAACCGCACCGTCGGGATAGATACCGATCATACGTTCGGAATTCATCGCCCGGGCAAAGGTCTGAGCCGTTGTCGGAGGCGTATTGAGCGGGAACCCGAAGTACGACATGTGTTCGTTTGCGTACCGGATACCGGACTGAATGACGTTCGAACTCTTCAGGTAGTTGATAACGGCCGACGAGGTCGTTACCGGCTCCATCAGAGAAGGACGAACGCCGCCCGGCATCGGCTCATTGAAGTAATCGATACCGGCAATGTACGAGCTGTCCGGCGCGTCGACGCCATTCGTTTTCTCGAGCTGCAGAATGGCCACTGCCGCGGCGCCGTTGAGGAACGCCAGATGAGCAGCAAGACCAACTCTGTTGTTGATCGTGATCGGGCCTGTAGCACTCACCACCGCCGTCTCACTCGTGTAGAGTGCCGCAGTCTGAAGCCCATTGGCATCGAACTGCTTCATCTCGTCGAATGACACGTAGTAGAAATCGCCTACATTGGGCTCTGCACCCGAACGGTTGTAGGTATTGACGAGTGCGGTATCTCCGACTCCAATGCCGGCTGTCGTTGAGACAGTTGTCCGCAGACCCGGGATAAACGTCCCCTTGGTCTCCGAACCGACAGTGACGTGCGGGCTCACCTTGTAACCAAGGTGATCACCACCGTTGTATGTCACCGTTGCGCCGGGCAGTACAGTGATACGGAAACCGGTTTTCTTGTCTTCGTAGGTCTGACCCAGATATCCGGTATTGTCGCCGCTCGATCCGGTACCATTGGCAACGCTCGAAGTCACGATGTACTTCTTTGACGGTGCCGAGCCTTGGAAAGTCAGTCTGACCGTTTCAGCAACCGCGTAGCCAGGGTTGACTTCGCCATCACTGTTTCCAGGGCCAGTGCCTGTCGGATAGGTAACGTTCTCGGTGCTGAAATCAGGATCTCCGACCGATGAGTCGGACATGCTCCATACAACACCCATTGCAATTCCCGAATTGGTTCCGGCAATGCTGTAGGTACCGTCACCGGCGCCGCCAGCTGCAACGTTCGTCACCGTCCACGAGTCGTCCGGGAGACGGTTGATGAATTCTGTCACAAAGACAGTTGCATCCGCAGGAGGAGCAACTGCGAGTTTGATCACGTTTCCAGGAGCAATGTCTTCAATGTGAACTGCAGTCGTGTCCGTCGGGGAGAACCCGTAATAGGCTGTTGTCCTCGCTGAGTCCGGGCCGAGTTTCGAGGGATCTGCGGTGATGACACCGCGCCCTTCGCCCGTTGTCGGAGGAGCTTCAAGCGTGAAGTTCCGGTTGGTTCCGTCAGCGGTTCCTGAAGCAGGGCGATTGTACACACGCTCGTCAAGCAGCGTGGCGGAGATCTGAGTGCCGTTGAAGAAATTGGTCGCGATCGTGTGATTTCCAGAAACGATCTTGTACGACGCACCCCACTGAAGGGTGTAGAACGTGTCGCCCGTGCCGGCACCAATGGTGCTGTCGAGGACATAGTCCGGCCCCTGGAGGAAGTCTGTCGTTCCCGGGCTGAGACCGACCTTGTTTACGCCTGCCACAAACGGTGACGGAAGAATGTCGGCCGTGTGCTGCAGTTCGTTCGAATAGTAGGTCACGGTCAAAGTTGCTCCAAGAACAGGGGCGACTGCAAGAGTGATCTTTCCATTCGCGCCGTCAACCGCCGAAACGGTCACGGGGTTGTTATTGACATAGACGGCAACCTTGGTCACGTCTGTCGTCACGCTGCCGGCGTTGTTTCCGGAAACGATCGGATAGAAATGGGTCTCGAACTGTGCGAGAGTTCCGTCGACCTGGTCGCTGAGATCTTCTTTGGTGTGGAGATCATCGATGAGCTTGAAGTAGTAGGTGACTTCAACTTCGTCGCCGACTGCCGGGAGAGAGATCAAATTGATCACGCCCGTATTTCCGTTCACTGAGGACACGGGAACGGGGCTGCTGTTGACCGTAACGACCACTTTGGTCGGGTCGTTCGTTACGATGCCGGCGCCGCTTCCATCCACGATCGGAAAAAAGCTGACTTTGAATTCGCGATTCGCGCCAGTGAACTGGTTCGACACATCCTCGCGAGTGATTTTGTTGTCTGCCAGTGAGGAAGAACCGCGGATCATTTCAACGTTCGTGAACGGAATGGTGTCCTCGGCGACTCCAATAAAGGCAGGAAAACGCAGCGAACCGGCAGCCGTAGGTGTCGGCGGTGCGTTCAATGTCTCTGTGTAGACATCTGGGAATGAAAAACTGTCAAAAGGGCCGATTCCCATATTAAACCTCCGTAAAGTGTTAGTTTCGCTTTTCCATCAAATCGGGTATCGAGTATGTTATCCTGATTTGAGTACTTCTGATCTGGTATCTGTTATTTGGAGGTTTCAGAATGCCCCTGTTCCTTGAAACTGAGGCTGCCCACGTTCATTTCTTTTCTTGCGATGATCCTGCAATGCACTCGAGAACTCTTTCCGTGTCGTCCGCTCTTTCTGATCTCCGAGTCCCATCACCGGCATGAACTGACCGGCTTTGTTCTTCGGGAGCTCCACAGACTGAAGGGGCTTATCCCCGCGTCTCTTCGCCTGTTTGTCGGCCATCATCTGCCACCGCTTGCTGGCTTCTCGACCGATCATCATATCAGCAGACTCTGTCGTACTTCCACCTGCCATAACCGGCGCAAAACTGCTCATCTGTCTATCTGCCGGCTTCCCGCATTTCTTGCAGGGAATTACCGCATCTTCGGTCGAACTTCTGAGGTCTTCAAACTCGTACTTACAAGACCCGCAGCGGTATTCGTATAACGGCATAAGTCCATCTCCATGTTGATTTTATTCGATTTATGATCCTTCATGATCACGCATGATCATGGAAAAAGCAATCGGTATTAATAGAGAATTACGTCGGCCGCTCGTACCCCAGAACTGGGTATTTAACCACAGCCCGGGTATCCGGTTCCAGAGCATTAAGACTGATTCTCAGATCTTTACTCACCTCATAGTTCTTGGCCCCTGGCCAGACCTGAATATTCGGTGTAACATTCTTAATCTTAAAGAGATACGGAACGAATTCTTGCCACTCGGATTGAACATTTATTGAGATGGAAGTGGTGTAATACACGTCCCCGGTCGTCTCCGTAAAGGCCTCTTCGGTCTCTCCGGTTGGCTCCACGCTGTTCAGGGTAATCCCCTCAAATTCAAGCACATTCTTACGAACGGCCCACAACCAATTTATTATTTGTTCTGCCATTTCTTCCATCTGAATAGGGTCCTTGGCGATCACCGACAGCTCCAAATTCATTGTCCAATGCCCACCATAGATCCTGGCCTGACTCTCCCGGAACTTCGAGACTATCACAGCTTGACGGTCACCTTTCTTGGCGCGGCGGGCAACAGCAATGACCAACCCGGGCAGGGCTGTGTGGTTTTCCTGGTAAATGTCGACCGTGTAGGGCCCGTTATAGTAGTTCTGGGGAATCCATCGATAGTCCGCGAACAGCTGATAGCCCTTTGAGAGCGGAGTTAAAAAAGTGATTGTTCCGTTGGCATAGTCGATGGAGTAATCAGTTCCTCTGACAAGTGCCACAGGGACATTGCTGTTCTTGTACTCCAGCACAAGAGAGTCTGATCCAGGTTGAACATTCTGATTCTCAAGGTCTGCAGTGATCTCAGTACCGGTCGTGCTCTCGATAACCTCTTCGCGATCGATGATATAAAAAGGCATCACCTCGAATTGGTTGTCCTCAATGAAGTCTATTATGTAAATGCCAGGAGGGACAATCTTGCGAGCGAAATAGGTGATGATGACACTGGAGCCGTTAACAGGAGCCTGTCTGAGGATCACAACCGATTTCTCACCATTAATGTACTCGGGCAGCACCTGCGCCCCATCAATGGTAATGGTTACCTGGCCCACATTGGTCGCAAACTTAGTATTGCCCGAGCCGGCGAGGATCTGCTGACTGGTCTGGAACATCCTCGTGGTGTCATTCACTAGAGAGGACACATCCTCGACCTTGAGCTCTGTGACATCTGTTTGATTCTCACGAACCCACTCGATCGACAGGCTGGGGAAAGTCTGACCGCCTGTGTCTGTGGTACGAGCCAATCGAACATGCGAGAGAAGATCAGCGAGATAGTTGTCTGCAGACATCCGCATCTGAGACGCGGATGTGTTTCTCAGTACCACGCCATATTGAACACGCTCATTGTAAGGATACTTGTGATATACCTTGACCTTCTCATTAAACGCGGGATGATTTTGAAAAGCATCCTCAACCTCACTGAGCAGGCGGCGCTTGATTGCGTATAGAAGATTCTGGTACATCAGATTCGCTCCGAGTAACCTTTATGAGCATAGAACCATGGAGCCTCATCCCCGCAGAACCATGGAGCCTCATCCCCGCCGGCACCGCGACCCAGATGGCCTCCGTTGGCTTGGATGTACTCATTCAAATCCCCGTCCCGCGGCGGCCGGGTCGACTCAATGACGGTGAAATACTTTGAGACATCCGTGAACTTGTCAGGAATGCCGCTCGGTAACCGATCGCTTAGCCCCATGCCTGGAGTGAACTCACCACTCATTTCTGCATGCCTTCGTCATAGTTGATCGCCGCCACGAGCAATCCCTGAGCGACTGCATTGAGCGGATCAGTTGCCATGCGAACTTCCGAGATCGGAATCGGGAACTTGTCCTTTACCGTGTTGAACGCCGACTCAAAGAACTCCTTGAAATTCTTTGCCTTCGATGTCCCGCCCGAGATGATGATCGGAATGGAGTTGGGGAGATCGATCGTCCCCTGACGCTTCATGAATTCATTCTTGATGGAATCGAGCGCGTAAAGAGCCAGGCTCTTGTAATAGATGCTGATGGCTTCCCTCTCCCTGAACGCTTTCGGATCCCCTTCACTCGGATCCAGAAGATTGACACCACGCTCTTTGATGGCCTGCAGCCGGCTCGCAGTCGAACCGGTGACCTTGGCCGCCGACTCATCGATCCAGTCTCCGCCACGGGACAGGGAGAACGCCATGCCGATCATGGTTTTGTACATGAGGCAGATATTGACCATGCCGGCGCCGAAGGATAATGCCAAAGCTGAGAACTGTTCTTTGGCAGCATTGCTGTAGGCGATAGCTGCGGCCTCATTGAGGGCGACCGGTTTGTAACCCAGTGTGCCTACGAGTTTGGAGAACATGGCCGAGTGATAGACAATGTCCATGTCCCGATCGACGGGAGCGCCTGGAACGGAATAAAAACAAGTCTCGTTCTGAGCAGTCGCCCTGCCAAGAATATTCTCGAGCAGTACCATGAGGATTTTCTCAGCCTCAAGTTCTCCAGGGGAAATGACGCCGCGGGACAACGGCCGGCGGGCCTCTCGCTTGAAGATGTTGGCCATAACCAGGGCGCTGTCGCCAATAATGTACAGTTTCTCCGGGGATTCGATGAAGTCGACCTTCGACATCTGAAGCATGTTCTTGACCTGGGGCTCGTTGTCCATGTCAAGAAACGCGTCACGAATGGTCTTGATCTGAATCTGACGATTCACGTCCTGTTTTGCTGAGACGAGAAAGCATGTTCCGATATCTGCTCCAAGGGCCATGAGAAACCTCCAGTTATGACTTGAATGCTATTTGGATTCTATTCTGGTCTCGATTGCTGTATGTCAAACTTGCTGCATGAAAGAACTGATTCCTGAAACTCTCGTCCCCCAGGTAAGGCATCGCCGCGCCCTTCTTCAGGTATGCAATGGTAATATGGGGATCGTACGTCGGAAATTTGTTCGAGTTCTTGAGATTGTTTCTGAGAGCGTAATGCAGCTTGATGAGCTGCGGAGACTCGACGGCGATCTTCAGGACATCATAGTCCGGTTTGTCCATGAAAGCGGTGACCAAACCCAGGCGAATGGCAAAAGGCTCCATGCTGGACGCGATCTTCTGGACTCCTTCAGGATTGTCATCAGTAAGACCGTACAAAAGGGTTGCGTGGATCTCGTCCTCGCGGCCCTTTGTATCTTTGCCATCATTGTGAAGGATGTCGTCGGGAATCTTTGCCGCACCCCAAGCCATTATGCTCTTCGCGAGCTCGGGCGGCACATCGATCTGCGTAGTGCAGGAATCGTACGTGACCCCCATCTTGGCCAGCACTTCTCTTACATAGGTTTTTGCGGTTAGGACTCTCATTTTTTTATCCCATGCATCTTTCTTAGTGCGGAGAGCGCATCTTCGGCAGCGTCTCCTGATGTAGCCGTGTTCTTTGCCTCCACATTGC